AATGGAAAAAAAGCAAGTTAAGCAAATACTTCATTTTCCAATGCATACTTTAAGAGCTGAAAAATGCAATGATAAAGGACAAATAGAGAATTGGTTTTACCACTCTGATTGGACTAAAAAGAAACCAAGCGAGGTGTTAAAAAAAATACCAGCTTTTGGTTTTGGTAATGGTAATGAAGTTGAGTTATACATACTACATCCTTATATTAGTGGGTTTGATTATTACAGTCCAATAGATTATTCAGGCTCTTTGCCTTATGCGTTATTAGAAGAAACGATAGCGGACTATCAAATTAACGATTGCCAAAACGGATTCTCGGGAACGAAAATAATCAATTTCAACAATGGCGTTGGAACGGAGGAGATGCGAGAAAAAACAAAAAGAGAGGTATTAGGAAAATTAACTGGGGCAAAAGGAGAAAAAGTAATTATTGCTTTTAACGCAAATGCTGATTCACGTACAACTGTTGAAGATTTACCGTTGACGGATGCACCAGCACATTATGAATATTTGAGTAAAGAATGCTTTGATAAATTAATTGTAGGGCACAGGGTTACTTCGCCAATGCTTTTAGGAATTAGAACTGGGGATGGTGGATTAGGTAACAATGCAGATGAAATTAAGACTGCTACTTTGTTAATGGATAATATTGTTATTAAACCATATCAATTAGAAATCATTGATGCATTAGATGAAATTTTAGCAATTAATAAAATATCTTTAAAATTATACTTCAAAACTATCCAGCCGTTAGAATTTGTAGATACTGAAGGAATGAATACAGAAACAAAAGAGGAAGAAACGGGTGTTAAAATGAGTTCACATTTAGATACAATAGACTTGGATTCTTTCGGCGAAGAAATTGATTTAAACGAATGGGAATTAGTAGATAGTAGAAAAGTAGATTATGACACGGAATTAGAATTAGATGCTGAATTAGAGCTATTAAATAACCCTAAAAAGTCTATTTTATCTAAGGTTTATAACTTTGTTAGTACTGGAACTGCAAGACCTAAAAGCAACTCAGAACAAGATTCTGAAAAATATATTACAAGATATAAATATAGCGGTAATCCAACACCTGAAAGAGATTTTTGTAAAAAAATGATTAATGCAAAAAAACTTTATAGAAAAGAAGATATTATTGCAATGGGTGAAATGCCAGTAAACAAAGGTTTTGGTTTAGATGGAGCGGATACCTACTCAATTTGGTTATGGAAGGGTGGAGGTTTATTAAGTGAAACTTTTCCAAACGGAACTTGTAAACATTTTTGGACACGTGAAATGTATAGAAAAATAGGTAGTGGTAAAAATACAGCAGCACAACCTTCAACTCCTTCAGATGTTAGAAAAAACGGAGAAATAGCACCAACAAATGATAGTAGAGTTTATCAGGCTCCACACGATATGAAATAATTTTTAATATGGCAACAGCTCTTTTTATAACAACAAATGATATAGTAAAATTTACTAATCTAAATGGTAATTTAGACCCTGATATTTATACACAATATATCTATCAAGCTCAACAATTACACATTCAAAACTTTTTAGGTACTAAATTATACGACAAAATTAATGATGGTATTGTAGCTGGAACATTAGCAAGTCCATATACGACTCTTTTAAGCAAGTATATTAAACCAATGGTTATACATTGGGCTATGGTAGAATTTTTACCTTATGCAGCTTATAAAGTATCAAACAAAGGAGTGTTTAAACATAATTCAGAAAACAGTACAACAGTTGAAAAGAACGAAATAGACTTCTTAATTGAAAAAGAAAGAGACGTAGCTCAATCTTATACAAATAGGTTTATCGATTATATGTGTTTCAATCAAAATTTATTCCCTGAGTATAATCTAAATTCAAATGCAGACGTATATCCTGATAAAGATAGTTCTTTTGCTGGCTGGGTAATTTAATAATAAAACTATGACTTTAAAAGAAACTTACAAGCCAAAAGAAAGTAACATTAAAAAGTTACAAATATTTTTAAATAAACTAAATAAAGACAAATAATGGCTTTAGATTTTACACATATAAAAGGAGATACATTTGAGGCGGTTAACTTTGAAATGTTAATTAATACTTTGCCGATTAACTTAACAACTTGTATTTTAAGAATGCAATTGAGAAAAGAATATGGAGGTGTAATTATCAAATCATTTACAACTGTTGCGAGCGCTGGTTTAACTATTACGAATGGTGCTTTAGGTTTATTTAAAATTAACAAACAGATTATTGATTTACCAACTTTTAGTTATCTATATGATATAGAATTAGATTATCAAAATGGAGATGTTAAAACATATATAAGTGGAAATTTCACAATTACTAATGATGTAACAAGATAACAATGGCAAATGATATAATTGATATTACGGTTGGAACTACAACTGACAATATAGAAATTACTGTAAATCCTAATTTAACAACTATTAATGTTATAAAATTAACTGGAAATATTTCTCCAGTTACTTCAGTTAATGGGCAAACAGGAGATGTAGTTTTAACTATACCTTCATCGACAAGTTTTATTCCTTATACGGGTGCTATTTCAGATATTAATTTAGGAGAATTTGGGGTTCAATTAGGCAACTTAGAATTTGATACCACTCCAACAAATATTCCAACAAATGTTGGTAGTATGGTATGGAATGATATTGATGGAACTTTAGATTTAAAACTAAAAGGAGGAAATACTACTTTACAAATAGGTCAAGAAACAGTTGCAAGGATTGTAAATAAAACTTCAACTAATATAACTTTGTTAGAAGCAAATTATCAAGCTATAAGAGTAACTGGCGCTATTGGACAAAGACCAAAAGTTGATTTAGCTTTAGCTGATACTGATTTAAACAGTGCAACTACTTTAGGATTAGTTACAGAAACTATTTTAAATAATCAAGAAGGATTTATTACTACAAGTGGACAAGTTAGAGAAATAAATACTACTGGTTCATTACAAGGAGAAACTTGGATTGATGGAGATGTATTATATTTAAGCGGAACAGTCGCTGGCAGAATAACTAATATCAAACCTACTGCACCTATTCATACTGTAATAATTGGATTTGTAGAATATGCACACGCTATTCACGGTAAAATATTTGTTAAAGTAAATAATGGTTATGAATTAGAAGAATTACATAATGTTTCTGCTATTGCGCCTAATAACAATGAAGTATTAGCTTATGATTTAGCTACAACACTTTGGAAACCTAAAACAGTTGTTAGCGCTTTAGGATATACGCCCTACAATTCTACTAATCCAAACGGATATATTAGTTCCGTTCCAGCTCAATCATTTACTTCATTAACTGGTAAACCAACAACTTTATTAGGTTATGGAATTATAGACGCATATCCATTAAGTGGAAATCCAAGTGGTTTTTTAACTTCTATAACAAGTTTAAATGTTACAAATGCATTAGGATATACTCCTTATAATGCCACAAATCCAAACGGATATACTACTAATTTAGGAACGGTTACAAATGTTTCTGCTTTGACTTTAGGCACAAGTGGAACAGATGTATCAAGTACCGTTTCTGATGGTACTACAACACCCGTAATAACCTTAAACATTCCAACTGCATCTGCATTAAATAGAGGTGCTTTAAGTTCTACAGATTGGATTACTTTTAATAGTAAAATATCTTTTGACACCACAAGCTCTACACGTTTATCAAATACAAGCGGTATAAATACGGGCGACCAAGATTTAAGTTCTTTTGCTACAACTATATATGTTAATAGTCAAGGGTTTTTAAAGACAGTAGGAATATCTAATTTAACCGCAACAGGAACTCCAAGTGCAACTACTTATTTGAGAGGAGATAACACTTGGGCAACTGTTACAAGTGGTAGTTCATATACTTTTACTTCTCCTTTAGTTAATACTTTAGGAACTGTAACTATTAATCAATCTAATATTTCGACAAATGGATATTTAAGTTTTTCTGATTGGAGTACTTTCAATAGCAAGCAAAACGCTTTAAGTGGAACTGGATTTGTTAAATCATCTTTAGGTGTGATATCTTATGATACAAACACATATATCACTGGAAATCAAAGTATATCTTTATCAGGAGCGGTAACGGGAAGTGGAACAACATCTATTGCGACAACTTTAGCTAATAGTATTGTTGGAATATCTAATTTAAACGCAACAGGAACACCAAGTGCTACTACTTATTTAAGAGGGGATAATACTTGGGCAACTGTATCGGGTGGTAGTGGTTCAACGGCTATTGGGGGAACTATAACTGGAGCTACTGCTGGTTCTATTTTATTTGCTGGTGTTGGTGGAATATTACAACAAGATAATGCAAATTTATTTTTTGATGATACTAATAATAGATTTGGGATTGGAACAACTACTCCAACAGTTACGTTAGATATTAATGGAAATGTTAGAAATTATGCAAGTACTAATGCTTCAAATTCTGTTTTTGCAACTTCATCATCTTCAGTAGCAACAATTTCTGTAAAAGCTGATACAATAGGAGGTTTTTTTAGAGCATACGGTTCTTCGTTTGATGTTCCTTCTTTAGCTAATAATGTAGGATTTGGACCTGATGGAGCAACTGGAATAGTTATTTTTTCAAATTCACAAACAACATTTAATGGTACAGGCTCAATAAGTTTACGTGGTGGAGGATATGATACAGCATCTGAAATGCTATTTATAGATAAAAATGGTAGTAGATTTACAAATGGATATGTAGGCATAGGAACAACAACTATTGGTTCTAAATTTCAAGTAAATGGAAACGCTGCAATAGGTTTTTCTGCTTCAACTGTTGCACCAACAAATGGATTATCAGTAAGTGGAGGGATTGTAACTGGAACTACATCATTAGTAGCTTCTGCTCAATTACAGATAGATAGTACAACT